GTTCTTCGCAGACGGAAGCGCGAACGATCATAGCATTGTCCGGCAGGCGTATGTTCACGACACAGGGCACTGGCCCGCCCATGTGACTGAAGATGACGGAGCGCCGTTTCAGGCATGGTGTGAGCGCATGGTCGGAGAGTGGCGCGAGCGCGGCGAGTTGATGGGGTACGTCTGGCCGTTTTTTGTCACCGGCAACGTCGCCACGGGGACGCAAACGTATCACGAATGGCTAAAGGAAAGGGTCGGGCTGTGAGTGACGATCTGGGCAAGCCTGACATTCAAGATGCGGCGCTAACGCTGGCGACTTATGCCGGGCATGACGATGATTGCCTGATTAACCGCTTGCCCAGCGAGGGCATTGTGCCGGGTGTTTGCAGTTGCGGCTATTCCGCCGCCCGGAAGGCGGTGTTTGCGGCGCTTGGATTGCCGTGGTAGCGTAATCCCGCTTAGACGATGGAACCGGCTGCGGAGCCAGTTCTCCCTTAAAGCCCTTGTCACCGTCCAGTCGCGGCAGGGGCTTTTTGGTGCGCTAAATAAATCAGAATAAGGGTTGACGGGTCCGGTCACGCATGAGATAAGGTTCTCAACAAGGGAGAACAAACCAATGACCTACCTGATCGCCAAGCAAGATTTCGCCTTCACCCCGCAACGCAAACACGCCCGCCGGGTTGTGGTCCGCGCCGGTCAACGGTTTTGGGTCACCAACTCGCAAGTCAACCAACGCGAAACTGGACTGGTCATGATCGACCGCTACGGCAAGGGTTGCATCAGCAACGGTTACCCCTTCGCCCCGGCTCACATTGAGCAGCTTTTCGCGGCGGCATAAGGCGGAAAAATAATACACGGCGGGGCTTGCGTGTCCGGTCGCGCCGTGTATTATGGCCTTAACAAAGGGAGACAGACATGACCTTCGCTGATTTCAAAAACAACGCCGCCACCGCCCCGCGCATTGAAAGCCCTTGCGGCGTCGCGCTTTCGGCCTTCCTCAAGGCGAATGGCGCGGTCCAGTATTTCCTGAATGGCGGCGAGGTCAGCGAATACAACGCCGAACAAAACTTCGGATATATCACGCGGAGGCTGGGGTCCTGATGGCCCTCACGCTTCCCGACACCGGGTTCCGGTTCACATACAGGACCGGCGAAGGCTGGCGCTGGCGGCAAGAGGTTCTGGCGGGCGATATGGACGCAACGGATATGGCCGGCCCGGATTTTGAGGAAGCTGTAAAAATAACCGAAAATAGGGCTTGTGCGCGTCCGGTCACCATGCCATAAAGAGTCAACAGGGAGAGACAGACATGACCGCTCGCGATTCCAGCCACCTCGTTGCCCTCATGACCGGCCTGAGCCATGAGCGCCAACGCCTCGCCAATGCCCGCACTGAACAAGAGCGCGCCCTTCGCGCCGTGTGGGTTCGCCAGTCGGAAAAAGAAATCAACGCCGAGGAGCGTTTTCTGGGCCTGACGGAAACCGATTGGAACGAGCCGGAAATGTCGGCGGATGAGCTGATGGCGGAGCTGATGGCATGACCGATCTTGAGCGCGCCAGTCATGCGGTTGAGGATGCGCTGGCCTCCGACGACAATCATCCCGACGACATTGCCCGCGCGGTTCTGCTGGCCGTCCGGGAGGTTTCTCAAGAGGCTTACAATGCGGGCTGGGATGCCATGAGCGGCGACCCTGACGCTGGCCCCGGCGAGCCTTGGCTGGCTATGATCGACTTCATTTTGAACGAGCCGCAACCATGACCGCCACTATCAGAAAACAAATCCAACGCTCCCGCCTAGCCCATAGCGGAGGAAAGCGTTTAGACATCTACCTGACCAAAGAGGAGGGAGAGACGCTAGAAGCGTTCCGGGTGGCCCGTGGCCTGCCCAACGCTACCGAGGCGGTTAAGGCGCTGATTGAGCCGCATATAGGCCGCATGGGCGATGCGAGGGAGTGGTGACGTGCTAGAACCGTTTGACCCATGGGCGGCTTACAGAAGCCCGAAAGCCGTAACACCCGACCATCCTCGGTTTGTGAAATGGGAAGAGGCCCATCCCGTGTTTGCGAATATCTATGATGCTTGCGCCTGCTCGCTGGCCATGATTGACGCAGCTTACGGTATTCCGTCGCCGGTACAGTTCCGGGTCTGGCGTCGCTTTGACCGCTGCTGTCACTGACCTTGCCTATCCTCTCAACCTAGTCCATATTCATCCCGCTTACACCCGAGCTACGGCACTAAGGTTAAGCGACCAGACTAGATCACAGGGCGTCACGAATGACCGGCAACACGATGGGCGATGAAAGCCCTATCACGTCCTCTCACGTAGAGACTGCTGCTAAAGCGGCTTGGACTGTTGCTCGCTCGCGTTGCCCCGCTGAAATCATCGACCAACTTCCCTCATGGGAAAGCGCGTTTGAAAGCCTCCGCGAAGACTGGCGAGCCCCAACCCGTGCAGCCCTGGAGGCTTACGTTGCCGTAAAGGGTGACGAGTAGTGGTGGACGGTCTGGATGTGCCGATTAGCCATCTGGCGGTGATTGCCGCTGACGCAGGCCGTTCCGCGTCTCGATACCGCGCGAAGGCCAAAACGTGTCAGGCCCGCGCTAAAAGCCACACGGCGAAAGCCAAGGCGCAACAATCTCCCATTGGGGCCGGGGCGCACGAAGACACAGCCAAGGCCGCGATGCTTGAAGCAAAGCAATGGACAGAACGCGCAAGAGATGCAGACACCTGTAAGGTGCAAACCAAAGCCGCGCTTGCGATCCTTGCCCAAGCGGCGAAAGGGGCTGTGTAATGGCTCGCGGCAGGCCTTCTTCCTACACCGAAGAGATTGCAGGCGAGATCATCGACCGCATCACTGAGGGCGAGACGCTCGCTGACATTTGCCGTGACGACCACATGCCGGGTTATAGAACCGTCTATGACTGGGAAGAGAAGCACGACGGCTTTTCCGCAAACATCACGCGCGCGCGCAAGTACGGCTATGACCAAATCGCCAACGGGACGCGTCGGGTTGCCAAGGGTGAACCGGGCTATTCGAGCGGCGACGTGCAGCGCGACAAGCTCATGGTCGATACTGACCTCAAGTTGCTGGCCAAGTGGGACAAGCGTTACGGGGACAAGGTTGAGCACGAGCACTCGGGCACGATCCAAACCCAGACGGACGAACAGCTTGAAGGGCGCATCCAAGCCTTGATGGCTGCTAATGCTCGCTGACCTGTCAACGGCGCATAAGCTAGAGCTTATCTCCCTGCTTGAGGAGAAAGAGCGGCGAGTTCGTCAACGCAAGCTCTGGACCTATTACCCAGACACCGGCCCGCTTCGGCGGGAGTTGTACCAGAAGCACCTAGCGTTCTTTGCGGCTGGCGTTGACCACCGGGAGCGGGCGGCGATGGCTGCTAACCGGGTCGGCAAGTCTGAGGGGATCGGAGCGTATGAGGTCACGCTTCACCTGACGGGCCTTTATCCTGATTGGTGGGTAGGTCGGCGGTTCGCTAACCCGGTCAACGTGCTGTGCGGCGGTGATACCGGGACGACTACGCGGGATATTATCGTCGCCAAGCTGCTAGGCCCTGCTGCTGATCGTGGGACGGGCATGATCCCCGGCGACTGTATCGAGAAGATCAGGCCGAGCGCGGGTATTCCTGACGGCGTGGACTTCGCGGTCATCAAGCATGTGTCGGGCAAGTCGAGCATTGTCCAGTTCCGCTCCTACGATCAGGGGCGCGAGGCTTGGCAAGGGACTGAGCGCGATGTTGTCTGGATGGACGAGGAGCCGCCGGAAGCGGTTTACACCGAGGCGTTGCTTCGGACCCTGACGACAAAGGGGATCGTGCTGGCCACGTTCACGCCTTTGCGCGGTCTGACAGACGTTGCGCTGGCGTTTCTGCCTGAGCATGGCGGCAAGTTCTGCGTCCAGATTGACTGGGATGAGGTTCCGCACCTTAGCGATGAGGACAAGGCGGAGTTGATGGGGTCGATTCCGCCTTATCAGCGAGAGGCGAGAACAAAAGGCATCCCGGCGCTAGGGTCTGGCGTGATCTACCCGGTGGCCGAATCTGCGTATGTGGTCGAGCCGTTCGAGATTCCGAAGTACTGGCCGCGAGCGTTTGCGATGGACGTTGGATGGAACCGGACGGCGGCTATCTGGGGCGCGTGGGACAGGCAAGCCGATGTGGTCTATCTGTATGACGAGCATTACCTAGGCGAAAGCCCCCCGCAGATACACGGCGACGCGATCAAGGCTAGGGGCTGGTGGATACCGGGCGTGATTGACCCGGCCAGTTCTGGCTCTAACCAAAAGGACGGCACGGCGCTAAGGGATGAGTACATCACCCTTGGGCTGGACCTTGAAAGCGCGGACAATACGGTCGAGGCGGGTATTCACGCGGTTTATAGACGCTTGGCGTCTGGTAGGTTAAAGGTATTCAGGACGCTTCCTAACTTCATGTCTGAAATCAGGCTTTATCGTCGGGATGAGAAGGGCAAGATTGTGAAGGATCGGGATCACCTGATGGACTGCGCTAGGTATCTCATCATGTCGGGAATGGCGCGGGCGATGACTGAGCCGGTCGAGCATTATCAAGCGCCAGCACATGGCCAATCCAGCGTGACGGGATACTAGATGAGCATGGTCGAAGACTACGACGGCAACGACTACGAAGCGCCGGAACCGGGTGAGGTCGAAGGGATGCCGGAAGGTGTCGATCTGGACGATGCTGGCGGGATGGAAGATGACCGTCCGCTTGTCTTGCTGCTGGCTGCGGCCACTGGTGACGTGTCGTCTATTATCACTGATTACCTAGGAGAGACGGTGATCGCCTCGCTTGGGTCGCAGTGCGTTGAAGACTGGCGCATGGATGATGGTGCTAGGAATCAGTGGAAGACACAGACGGAAGCCGCTCTGAGTGCAGCGGCACAGGATGCGCCGGGGGATAAGACCTATCCGTTTGATCGGTCGGCAAACGTCCAGTATCCGCTGATTACGGTGGCGGCTCAACAGTTCGCGGCGCGGGCCTATCCTGCCATTGTGAAGCCGGGCGATGCGGTGTCCGTGGCGGTGCTTGGCCGGGATGAATCTGGCGAGAAGCAAGCGCGGGCTGATCGGGTCAAGGATTATCTCAACTACCAACTGTTCTACCGCATTGCCGATTGGGAGGGCGATACGGACGTGTTGCTTAACCAACTGCCGATCAGTGGTTGTGGGTTCCGTAAGGTCTATTACGACCCGCACAAGCGCCGTCCGTGCAGCGAGTTCGTGAACGCCCTTCACCTGACGGTGCCTAGCGATGCAAGGTCGCTGAAGGAGTCGCCCCGGATTACGCAGGACTTCGAGGTCTTCCCGTATCAGGTGGCTGAACGTCAGCGGTCGGGGATGTACCGGAAGGACGTGGATTTGCTGCTGGACGGCAACGAGGACGATCAAGCCCCGCGCGTCTTCATTGAGCAGCATCGCTTGCATGATCTGGACGGCGACGGGGTTGAAGAGCCTTACGTCATCACGGTTGACGTTGAGACTTCCGAGGTCATGCGGATTGAGGCGGCTTACGACGAGTTGGACCTAGAGATTGCGGAGGATGGCCAGACGGTCATTCGGATTGAGCGTTGGTGCCCGTTCGTCAAGTATAGCTTCCTGCCTGATCCGAAGGGCCGGTTCTATGACATTGGGTTCGGTCACCTGCTGGCCCCGATCAATGCGGTGGTTAATACGATCATCAACCAACTGCTAGACGCTGGCCATGCACAGGTTGCGGGCGGTGGCTTCTTGGCTGCTGGTCTGAGGCTGCAAGGGTCTGGCCAGACGAACGTGCTTCGGTTCTCGCCGTCTGAGTACAAGGTGGTCAACGCGCCGGGCGGGGACATTGCGAAGGCGATCTATGAGCGGCCCATGCCGTCGCCCAGCCCTGTGCTGTTTGAGTTGCTTGGGATGCTGATGGACGCGGCCAAGGATATTTCCTCGGTTAAGGACGTGCTGACGGGCGAGGCTGGTAAGTCACAGACGGCGACGGCGACGCTGGCCCTGATTGAGCAAGGCTTGCAGACGTTCACGGCGATTTACAAGCGTATCTACCGCTCGGCAAAGCAGGAGTTCCAACTGCTTTACGATTGCGTGTCGAGGTACGGTGATCCCGAAGAGTACGCGCGGGTTCTGGACATTCCGGGCGCGACGCTGGCTAAGGACTTCAACGAAGCCGATCTGGATATTCAGCCGGTATCTGATCCTGCCTCGGTTACGAACATGCAACGGATGGCTAAAGCCGGGTTCCTGCAAGGGTTCCTCGGCAAAGGGCTGAACGATGAGGAAATCCTGAAGCGCATCTTTGAGGCTGCGGACATTGCGGACATTGAGAAACTGTTCCCGCCGAAGCCCGAAGGGCCGCCCCCGCCCAATCCGCTGATGATTGCGGACATTCGGGAGAAGGAAAGCAAGGCCGGGCTGAACGAGGCCACGGCTGCAAAGAATCGCGCTGATGCGATGGACAAGCTCTCCCTAGTGGCAGAGCGAGGAGTGACGAATGGAGTTGGAGGATTGGGAGCAGTGGCGCAACCATCCGGTGACGGAATGGGTGTTGGCGGCGCTGAACAAGGCGGCTATGGCCCAGCTTGACGGCTGGATAGCCGCGTCGTGGGAGGCGGGTGAGTGTGACCCGCTGCTGCTGACGACGCTGAGAACGCGGGCAGACGCATACCGCGCACTGTCCGAAATAGCCCTCGAAGATGTGAGGAAGATGCATGATTCAGCCGATTGAATACAACGTCCTTATCAAACTGGACGAAATCAAAAAGAAGACGGACGGAGGAATTCTCCTATCCGATACGACCATTGAGGCGGACAAGCACGCCCAGCAACGGGGGACAATCGCGGCAATGTCGCCGTTTGCCTTCAGTTATGCGGAGTGGCCCGGTGGTCTGACGCCAAAGGTGGGTGACCGCGTATTTTTTGCTCGTTACGAAGGCGTCCTTTTTACCGAGGGCGAAGATGAATTCCGCCTTGTGAAAGACAAGGCCATAGCAGCGGTGATCGAATGACCGACGTACAAATCGCCCCCGAGGCCCCTATCGCGCCTCTCCCCGACATTGCGGCCCCGGCTCCGCCTAACGATCCTGTCGCACATGAGGCTCATGAGGCCCCGCCTCCACCCGATGTAGAGTCTCTTGCGAGGGATATGGGATGGAAGCCTAAAGGCACAGGCAAGGACGACTGGAAGGGTGATGATTCCGGTTGGGTGGATGCTGCGACGTTCCTCCGCAACACGATCAACGTGAACCGTGGCGAACGGAAAAAGTCGGCGGATTTGGCGGAACAACTGAACCGCCTGACCAGCGTGAATGAGAAAATCCTGCAACGCGAGTTGGATAAGCAGCGCGTGGCACTAGAGCGCAAGTTCGCCCAAGCTGTCGATGCGAATGATCCGACCGAGGCCCGCCGCGTCTCTGCGGAGATTGACGCTCTGGAACGCCAGCCGGTCCAACAGGACTACAAGGCCAAGTTCAAGGCGGATAACCCGTGGTTTGGTGACGACAAGGAAGCGACGGCTTACGCGGTGGCTATGGCTGGGGTTGCTAATCAGGAGGGCAAGAACCCTGATGAGCAACTGGCCTATGCTGCGGAGAAGGTCAGAAAGCGGTTCCCTGAACTGTTTGACGCCAAACCTACGCAACGGAACGCCCCGTCTGTAGAGGGTGGCCAGCGTGGCGCTCCCCCCCCGAAGAAGACCTATCCCCCGGCCGTCCTGCAAGCGGCTCGTCAGGCCGTTGAGCGCAAGCGGGCTGATAGCGTCCAAGAATACCTTGCCATGTACGACGCGGAGATGGGTTGATGGCCCGCCCCTACAACAGAAAGCCCAAGATGACCGAAGCAACCACCGAAGGCACGGAAACCATTATCGCCCCGGCTCAGCCGCCTGTTCTGGAAAGCCCGACTCCGAAGGCTGACACCAAGTCGTCGGGTATGTCCGCCCGTCGTCTTCAGGAAATGCGGGACCGGCGTAACCGAGATAACGGAACGCTGGACACAATGACAGTGATGCGCCTTGGCTTGCCCGATGAAGTAATCAGTGATAACGCTGATTGTGAGCTTCGATGGGTCAACGATGAAGGTGGCCGAATCGAACAACTGACCCAAAGGAACTACTATGATGTGGTGGATGGGGTCGAGGGGCGCACTGTAGGCACAAGCGCCACAGGTGTTCCCATAGTCGCTAGACTCCTTCGGAAACCCAAGGAGTTCGCGGTAGAGGACCGGAAAGCCAAGCTGGACCGTCTCAATCAAACTGAGAAGGCTGCGCTGAAGGGTGAAGGTTCGGGGGCTGCGGCTCCATCTTCTGCGGGCATCTACGCCCCTTCCGATAACACCATCCGGGGCTTCAAGCCCTAACAGGAGTCTATTCCATGGCTAACCCTAACTCTCCGTATGGGCTTCGGCCCCTGCGCGAGCGTGATGGATCGCCGTATAGCGGGGCTGCAAACACGTATTTCGTGCCAGACACGGATAACGTGGCCCTGTTCATCGGTGACCCCGTCATTCTCGCCGGATCGTCCGGCAACGCTCAAGCCGGTCCGGATTCGTATCCGACCGTCACCCGCGCCACTGCTGGCGCTACCAACCGCATTTCGGGCGTCGTTGTGGGCTTCCAGCCTACTCCGGCTCTGACGCCTTACGGTTATCGTCCGGCCTCGGTCGCGATGAACGTCCTGATCGCTGACGATCCGTTCCTTGAGTACGTCATTCAGGCGGACGCTACGGGCATTGCCGCGACTCAAGTTGGTGAGAACGCCAACCTGACCGCCGGTTCCGGTTCGACGGCGACGAAGCGTTCGGGCTTCATTCTGGACGGCACCACGCCGGACCCAGATGCGACCTACCAGCTTCGCATTCTCGGCCTTGAGCCGCAAATCAACAACGAGTTCGGTGCTTACGCTGACGTTCTCGTTCGGATCAACCTGCCGACCGAAGCTGGTATCGCCAGCGGCCTTGGCATTTAAGGGAGGGTTTGGACAATGGCTGTAATCACTCGCTCAAATCACCCCGATGCTCTTTGGCCCGGCGTAAAGCTGTGGTTCGGTAAGGAGTACGGCAAATACCCGAAAATCTTCACGCAGTTCTTTGACAAGGAGAAGTCGGACAAGGCTTGGGAATACCTGATTGAAGCCACCGGCTTTGGTCTGGCCCCGGTCAAGACCGAAGGCGCGTCGATTGCCTACGACTCGGATCAACAGGGCTACAAAAACACCCTGTACCACGTCGTCTATGGGCTGGGTTACATCGTCACCCGCGAGGAACAAGAGGACGACCTTTACCGGGAAGTCTCCGAAACCCGCGCGTCGTCGCTGGCCTTCTCCATGAACACCACCATCGAGATTGTGCACGCTAACATTCTCAACCGTGGCTTCACTGGCGGCGCTTATGCTGGTGGTGATGGCGTGGCTCTGTTCTCGACGGCTCACCCGACCCTCTCGGGCGATCAGGCCAACACGCTCGCCGCTGCTGCGGACCTTTCGGAAGCCTCTCTTGAGGACGCCATCAAGGTTCTGATGCAGATGCGTAACTCGCGCGGTCTGAACATTCCGGTTTCCCCGACGAAGCTGATGGTCAATCCGACCGAAGCCTTCAACGCGGAGCGGATTCTGAAGTCGAACCTGCGTCCCGGCACTGCGAACAATGACATTAACGCCATTCGTTCGATGGGCCTGCTGCAAGACGGCTACATCTCGAACCCGTACCTGACGGACCTCGATTCGTGGTTCCTGAAGACGGACGTTCCGGGTGGCCTGAGGTCGATGTGGCGTCGTGAAGTCGAGCTTGAGCGCGACAACGACTTCGACACCGAGAACCTGAAGGCCAAAGCTACCGCTCGTTTCGTCCCCGGTTGGGGCGACTGGCGCGGTGCCTTTGGAGTGGCCGGGAGCTAGCACTCCAATAACCCCACCCCCGGCAGGCTTCGGCTTGCTGGGGGATTGGAGGCTTCATGTCTATCCGTCCTGATACACGCGGCGCACCTAACTACATTCCGGGCGGAACGTGGGCAATTTGCCAGCGCTGTTCGTTCAAGCGTCGTCGCCCTGACGTTGCGAAGGAATGGACGGGGTTGATGGTCTGCATAGACACCTGTTGGGACCCTCGGCCCGCTATCCTGACGGCCCCTAATGTTGGCCCCGAAGGTGTGCCGCTCCCCGATATTTCCCCGCGTCCGCCTAACCTGTTCATTGACGTTAACGACCCGATCAACCCGGAAGACCTTTAGCGATGGCGACTTCTGGCACGATCAACGAGACGTTTACCGCCCGTGACGTGATCACGAAGGCGATGAAACTAATTACGGTTCTGGGCGGCGGCGAGACGCCGAATGCAGACGACGCATCTGATGGCTTGGACCAACTCCAATGGATGCTGAAAAGCTGGCAGGCTGACGGCTGCAACCTCTGGCGCGAGGAAGAGGAAACCATTGTCTTCCCGGCTGCTACCGAGACGGTCACGCTTGATCCTCGGGTGCTGGACGTACAAGAGGCCCGCGTAGAGATTGACCCGACGTTCCAGCGGATTCTCGCACGCTGGGAACGGGGGGAATACATCACCCTGCCTAACAAGATGGCTCCCGGTCAGCCGACTATCTTCTATTTCCGCCGCAAACGCGACACGGTGACGATGACGCTGTGGCCGGTTCCGACGATTGAAACCAACATCTTCTGCACGACGGCCCGCGTTATCGAGGACGTGACGGACCTCGACCAGACGCTTGATGTGCCGCAGGAATGGTCAGAGACGGTGACGTATAACCTCGCCGCTCGCTTGCTGGATAGTTTTGGGATTACGGAAACACGGCCCGTGCTGGCCGCTAGTATCGCATCCAAGGCTGCAAGTCTGTATGATAAACTCAGCGGCTTTGATCGGCCCTCTGCTGTGTTCCTTCAACCTCAATACCCCTACAGAGGATATTCCCGATGAGCGGCGTTACCCGTTTCTACGAGTCGCCTAACGGCCATGACATTCCCGTTAGCTATGAAAAGCCTATGCCGGTTACGACCATGTTCGGCGCGGGGTCGGCTTCAACTACGGCAGCACGGCTTCCGTCCAGTGCGAACACCGACAACGCCACGCTAGTCAAGGCGTCGCCGGGGGCGATCTATAGCGTCAACGGCTACAACTCGTCGGCTGGCGTGATCTATCTGAAGTTTTACAATAAGGCGACGGCCCCGACCGTGGGGACCGATACGCCCGTTCTGACTTATGCCCTTCCGGCGACGGCGACGTTCTCATTCCCGGTGCCGTTTGGGTTCTCGGTTGGCATTGGCTACGGTCTGGTCACAGGCGCTGCTGACAACAACACCACGGCGGTTGCGGCTGGCGCGATCCTCGGGCTGTCCGTGGTTTATGCCTAGAAATGCCTCCCGCGCTCATTGGCACGACTTATGACAAGCGTGTAGTCGGCAAGCTTCCGCCTGTCCGGCTGATAAACCGCTATGTCGAGGGCGCTACGTCCAACCAGATTACCGGCGTGGCTATCCTGCCTAGGCCGGGTCTGGTGCTGGACGACACGGTAGGAGACACGCAGCAACGCGGGGTTTTCCGTGAAGATGGGCTGTTCGGTGGCGATCTGTTCAATGTCGCGCCGGACGTGCTTTACCGCGACGGCGTGGCGTGTCCGTTTGCGGGCGGCGTGACTGAGATTGAGGGAACCGACCTGATCCGCTGGGCGGGGACCGACCTTGTGCAAGGTCTGTTCTTTGTTGGGGGCGGCGTTCTGTATCTCTACGACGGGACAGACGTTAGCGAAGTCACGGTACCTGATAGTTTGACCGCGACCGACGTAACCGAGATGAACGGTTATATCATCGTTCAGGTCGGGGGGCTTGGCAGACGATATTTCATCCGTCCCGGTGAGATCACGATTGACCCGCTGGACTTCTTCACAGCGGAAAGCTCTCCCGATAACTCGGTGGCCACGGTAGCGACGGCGTCGGAGCTTTGGCTGTTTGATGCTGAAAGCGCGGAGGTGTGGCTTCCAACCGGCAACAGTGACGCACCGTTCCAGCGGTATCAAGGCCGTATCTTCTCGCGCGGGGCAACGTCGCGAGACTGCGTCCTTCAGTTCGACAACACGATTTTCTTTGTCGGCGAGGACAACGAGCAAGGCCGGATTGCCTATCGCGCGGCTGATGTTCCGCAGCGGATCAGCACGACGGCCATTGAAGAGAAGTTTCGTCTTTCGGGTTCTGACTTCACGGCCATTGCGTTCATCCTTGATGGCCATGCGTTCTATATCGTGTCGTGCGATCAAGGCTCGTTTGCTTACGACGTTTCTACGGGCGCGTGGTGCGAATGGCAGAGCTATGACCGGGACAGGTTCCGTGGCCATGTGGCCGTTGCCTCTGCTGGCTCTCCGGTGGTGCTTGGGGATAGCGAGAGCGGCAAGTTGTTCATTCTGGACCCGGCTGTAGGCAATGACGACGGCGAGCCGATCTATCGCGTGGTTGGCGGTGGGGTTCCTACAGTTCGTCGCCAGTCGATTGATAGCCTCTGGATGCAGTGCAACACCGGCTATTCGGCGGACCCAAACTATCTGCCCGTTATCCGCATCCGGTTCTCAAAGGACGGCGGCAACACTTGGGGAGACGAGAAGCAAGCGAACCTTGGCTTTACAGGGCAATATAACAAGCGGGTGTTCTGGACGCGTTGCGGTCAATACCGCTCTCCCGGTTTTCTGTTTGAAGTGATAGACTCTGACGATGTGCAGACAACGCTTCAATACGCCGTCTTTAACGAGCCGTTCTGATGGTTGTTAGGCCGGTTGATGTATCGCCAATCCAGAACGCTTTTCCTGTCGTTGATCTAAGGACGGGCCGGGCGACTGAGACGTTCCAGCGGTTCCTGTTGAACCTTTGGGAGCGCACGGGCGGTTTTACGGATGAGTTCTTTGAAATCCTGACGGTCGCCAACCTCGGGACGATTCAGGGGATCATCGCTACAGGCCAGACGGAGGCGCTGGCGCGGACGTTGGGCGATGTGGCGCTGCAAGGTCGGTTGGATGGGATTGACCGTCTGTCGGGCCAACTGGAAGCCCTACAGCGCCAGTTCGGAGCCTTGCAAGGCGTAAGCACATCGGCACTGTCTCCGAAGCCTCAAACCCGTGTGATTATCTTTGATTCGGACGACACCTATTCCGCAGGCTCCGACGTTCGCTCGATTGATGTTTATTGCATTGGCGGCGGTGGCGGTGGCGGTCGTGGTTCGCTTCTCCATCCCGGCGGCGGCGGCGGTGGCGGTGGAGGTGGTGGCTACACGTCAGCGACGATGAACGCGGCCACGCTTCCGGCCTCGATATCTGTTGTTGTCGGCGCTGGTGGTGATGGCGGATCAAGCGGAACGGCGGCAACGGATGGAGGCTACAGCGCCTTTGGTGACCTGCTGTACGCCAATGGCGGAAACCTAGGCACGAACGGGACGATTAGTGTGTCGGGCGTCGGCGGGGCTGTCACGACGCTTTACGGCAACCTGTATCAGGGTGGACCCGGAACGGACGGCGACCTAGTCACGGCGGCGGCTGCTTCCAATGACTACCAAGGCGCACCGGGCGGCGGCGGTGGTGGCGGCTACAATAACGGCTCTGGTGGTGCGGGCGCGGCGGGTTCTTGGCGCGCTCTTACGGCAACGGGTGGCGGGGGTGCTGGTGGCGCTGCGGGGGCGTCTGGTGCGCCGGGGGCGACGGCGGGCGATTCTGATGTGTACTTCGGCCCCGGCTACGGCGGCGGTGGCGGCGGCGGCGCTTTGACCGATGATGGTGGTAACGGCGGTGATGGCGTTGTCGGCGGCGGCGGTGGTGGTGGTGGTGCTGTCGGTACCGGCGGTGTTGTGTCGGGTAACGGCGGTAATGGCGGCGCAGGCCGCGTGATTGTTGTGGAGCATCTTTGATGGCAACCCAAGCGACGGGCGTAACGACCCAACTAACGACCTCGGCTGTTGCTCTGGTGACGGCTGGGGCGAATGAGGCGTGTGTGATTACGTCTGTGGTCGCCATGAATATCGACACGACAAGCCGCTTTGTTACTTTGTATCAGGTGGCGTCGGGCGGTTCGGCTACCACGTCAAACCAGATGACTGTGCAGACAGTGTTCCGGGGGCAAAGCGTGACGGTTCCGGTGGGGGCTGTCGTGCTGGCCAATGGCGCGGCGCTGTATGCCAAGGCGGACGCTAACACGGCGGTCAATCTGTCGGTCAACTACTACCGCAGCGACCAGCAAGCGTGAGGACGCTAGACCCGACCGTCCTGAACGAAGTCGCTAATCATCCCAAGGTCAGGCCGTGGCTTAAGGGTGAGGGCGAAGTCGATTTGTCGGCGCTGATCTGTGACCCGGCTAACATCGCCTTGCAGTTTGAGGGCGGCGGATGGGTGCTGCGAAATCTCGGGGCCTGCCAGTATGAGGTTCACTCGCTTTTCCTGCCTGAAGTCAGAGGTGCGAAGGTTCGGGACAATCTGAAGGAGGCGCTTGAGTACGTCTTCTTGCAGACGGACGCGGTTAAACTTGTGACGCAACTACCGGCGGGGAATGTTGCTGCTCGGGCACTTGCGCGGATAGCAGGGTTTCGGCTATGGTTTGGCGAATATCACGTCCTCTGCATTGAGGATTGGGTACAGGCAAGCGATGCTTGCTTACAGGCCGGTCAGCAGTTTCATGAGAAACTAGAGGCGGCGAAGCTGGAAATCGGCTCCGCTCTTGTTGTTCATGAGGATGATGATGCACATGACCGGGCCGCTGGGGCTGCGTTTCTGATGGGGAACGTCGGCAATGTCGCAAAAGGCGTATGGCACTATAATCAGTGGGCCGCTGTGTCTGGCTACGCTCAAATCTCCTTGCTTTCTGTCAGCCCGCCGATGGTGGATATTGTTGATGCCGTGATCGGCAAAGACGGGGAGATTCTGTTGTGCCGGTAGGGCTTATCGCGGGGGCGGCTACGGTTGGCGGCGCTGCTATTGCGTCCAATTCGTCGCGAAATCAGACGCGCGCTGCGCAGGACACGGCCAATCAGAACAACGCCCTTCAACAGTCGATCTTCAACCAGCAACGCGCGGACCTTGCCCCGTGGCGGGCCTCGGGAACGGCGGCGCTGTCGGAGATTAACCGCCGTCTTGGGCTTGGTGGTCAGATGGGGACGGTCGCTCCGCGTGAGGGTGCCGGACAACCCTTGATCGGCACGGGTGCGGGTGGTGGCGTTGCCCCGACCGGCTACGGTGCAAGTCAGTACGTTGACCCGCGCGATACGGCCATGCAGCCGCGTAACCAGATGGTTGATACGATGATGCAGGCTAACTCCCCGGAAGGTGGAGCGCCGCAGAACGTGCTTTCGACGGATGGCGCTACGGGTCCGCAAGTTCTCCCTGCTGCGACGGGTACGGCAGCAACGACAAATGCTCCGGCCTCGACTAACGCGCTGGACCCTGAGAACCGTTACGGCGGCTTCTATGCCTCGCCCGGCTATCAGTTCCGGTTCGATGAAGGCCAGCGAGGGATTAACGCCAACCGCGCGGCCTCGGGTTCCATGCAAAGCGGTGACACGCTGAGAGCCTTGACCCGTTACGGTCAGGACTACGCGTCGAACGAATACAACACGCAAATGAATCAACTGTTTAGCGTGGCGGGCCTTGGCCAGACGGCCACGGGTCAGGGCAACGCCTTGGCTGGCCAGTACGGCGCACAAGTCGGGCAGAACAACCAAAACGCCTCTAACGCGCTCCAATCCAGCTACGGCAACCAAGCGGCTATTTGGGGTAATGCTCTGCAAGGCGTGGGCGGTGCGGGCATGGATTATTTCGCGGGACG